AACCATGGCAGCCGGAGAACTAACGGGAGCGACCGCCGAGGAGCAACCCGCAATGAAAGAGCGGCACGAAGACGCAAGGCTCTACAACCGGAACGCCATCGAGTTCGAGGTCGCGTTTTGCCTCAGACGGATTGGCAAGCAACCAGACGACTACGACGGACCCGACCGGTTTTGCAAACGGTACGCGGCCCGGCTGACACGCGAAGAGTGGGAAAACCGGTACGATGACGAGTTTCCCACCACGAAAGGCCATGACAGCTTTGACGAGCGGGCCTACCACACTCAGTGTCAGTTCCACGGGCGCAGCGGAAACCCGAACGTCCACGACAACGTCGAAGTGGGCTTCACGAATTTAAAACACGGTATGTACGCAGAAAATTGGCGACTCGCAGAGGATTTCTCGGAGGCAGACGATGCCATGTTCGATTACATCCTCAGTTGGGCTGACATTTACGGCTGGCCCGACCGCGAGACAGATCCGGGACGGTACGACCTGCTCGAACAGTTCGCCTACGACCGGGTGCGATCACTTCGGGCCGAGGAGTACTTCGAGGAGATAGCCGCAGAGAACGACGGACAGTCCGAGATCGAATATCGGGATGTCCGCGACGACGAGGGTGTTGTCGTGGGCGAAGTTCCCGTGCCGAACACACTCGGCGAAGACCTACGGCTGCTCCGCAAGGACATGCGGGACCAGATGAAGGAACTGGGCCTCACGCCCAAGTCCCGCGGCAAGATGGACGCGCTGGAAGAGCAGGCGTCGGCTCACGAAGCAATCGGCCAGTTGGCTGACGAAGCCCTGAAAGGCGACCATGAGTATGACCCGACGAGCTTTTCTGACGGTGATGGCGACGAGTCGGAACTCGATGAGGCGGAGGCAGAGGTGGAAGACTGATGCCGGAAAGACTTCCGGTATGCTACGGTAACACGAGCTTCGTAAAACGATTCTTAGCTCACCAACCCGCTCCGATGCAGATCGTTGAGAAAAACGGTCTCGGAACAGTCTATCGTTGCGAGAAATGCCGAGCAACAATCCGCCATCACTACAAATACGAAGATGAAGACACCACAACTTGAATCATTCTCTGCTGGCTACTGGCTGGCTGATGATGTGCAAGTCGATACTTACGATGGAGAAATCGCTCTCATGGACGAGACGCTCTATCGTGAACTGGTGGCCCTCATCGGCGACCCAATCACAGGACTGATCGGCGGTCTTCATTATGAATTCCAACCCACACGTTCTGTCCTTACCGGGCGTGTGGCAGTTCCTACGAAAAATCATCGCGGTTCTGGAAGCCGCACGCTATTAATTCAAAAATGAGCGAAAACACAGCAGACGACAAGTTCTACGTGACCGAAGACGGGAAGCTGGTCGAGAACAAGGAAACCGAAGCTGACTTCGAAGAGGATTTGACTTTCGATGAATGACTCCGATCTTGGCCCAGCGTTCATGCTGGGTCTGACTATGGGACTCATGCTGGCGGCTGGCGACGAGGACGACGAACCGTCTGACTGACCCAGCCGCCTCATCGAGTCACGACACCGTAGCCAGCAGCTCCCAGCAGTCGCGCTGATCGACTTTTCACATACAGACGACCCAAACCTCTTACTTCATGGAAGAACTCGCAGAGAAGCTCGCAGAGAGCGAGCATGGACTCGATAACGCCGAGGCACTTGTTAAGCGGTGGACCGGCCACCCTGAACGAATTGCCGAGGACATCTTTCGGGTTCGAAACCTCGATAGCGGCGACATCGAGGATCTGGGCCTCTTTTACCCGTATCAGCCCAAGTTGATGCACGCCTATTTCTTCGGAGATGGGCGAATTATCAACGTGTATAAAGGTCGCCGTATCGGCGTGTCGTTCGTCTTCGGCGTTTGTATGGCAATTGACGGGTTGGCCTCTCCCGGTGCGTTCTTCCCGATTGTCTCACGGACGAAAAGCCAGTCAGAGTCTCGAATTGCGGATATTCGTGACCTGATTGAGCATTCGAAGGTTATCGACATCGATGACCTCGTGACGGACAACAAAGGTGAGATCGAACTGCCCAATGGGGCGGTTTTCAAGGCATATACCGGCGATCCCGAGGGTGCGCGTGGTGATGACTCCGCAAAAACCGTTTTCGTAGACGAAATGGCATTCTTGGACGACCAAGAAGCGACCATGCGGGCTTTCATGCCGTTCATCTCGCTTGGAGACGCGAAAATGCTCCAAGTTTCGACTCCACGCGTTTCGAGCGATCTTTTCCTCCGAACGCACAAACGAGGGTCGCCAACGGGCAATAACGGCGTTATTTCGGTCAAACAGCCCACATTCAAGAATCCTGACGGCATTGACGTTTCAGTACCGCTTCAGGACCAGAATGTTCACCCCGTTCGCCCCGATCTCAACATCGATACGGTTGAGGCCGAGCGGGCACAAGACCCCCAAGGATTTGCACAGGAGTATCTGTGCAAGCCAGTTTCCGACGAATATCGCTTCCTATCGATGGATGCGATAGAACGGGCACAAAAACGCGGTGCAGCCCAGCCTGAGAAGTTCGAAGCCGGTGTTGGCGGGGGGAAAGCAAAGGCTTCGAACGCATACTGGCACCCAGCGACTCATGCGCGATCTGGCGGCATGATGGTGATGGGTGTTGACATCGGCATTGACCGGGACGACACCGCTATCTCTGTATTCGAACACGTTGGAGATAAGCGTTATCTCCGGTTTCATACCCTTGTTGAACGGAATGATCTCCGACAAGTAGGCGTTTACCCCGAAGATCCGAAAAATCCCGACTCAATTGCCCAATATCTTTACCGCGTGTCCGAAAACATGGGCGTTGACAAAGTATTTGTCGATATGACGGGTCCGGGCCGTGGATTCCAACAGGCAATCCAACATCGGCTCGGAAAACGCGCTCAAGGCTTCAATTTCAGCAATAAAAACGAGCTTGAGCGAATGTGGGGTGATCTCAACTACGCACTCCACAAAAACCTGATCACACTGGTTCCAGACGAGGATATTCACGACCAGTTGGGTGCAATCGTCAAACAGCAGTCTTACGAGGATCAAACGCCACGATTTTCGGGCAAAGATCAATCCGAAGACGGCAAAGACGATCTTGCGATGTCGATGGTCCTCGGGGCGTACCCCCCGAACTTCAAAGCTGATCGTTCTACATCGCCACACACGCGAAAGAACGCCAGTGGGACTGAGTATTCGGATGCAGATGCCGGAGAAGACACCCAAGGCGACCCGGTGCGAGCAGCCAAGCAGCGCGAAATTAAGAGCCGCGATCAATCGGGCGATGCAGCCGAAGCGTTTGCAGCGGCAAACAGCGTTCGTGGTGTCCGAGCAAACACCAAGCGGTCAAACAACCGGCACAAACTTCGCCATTCACGCAACCGATCAAGCTCAAATCGGAGACGCTAACAATTTATGAAGGAAGGAACATTCGTTGACCCCCCGGACGATGACAGCAAGGAGTTCTATGCTGACTCACCGAAAGGGGTCATCAAAAGCACCCAAAATCAGGGTGGTGCCGGAGCAAATCGCGGTGTTGAGGCTCCGCAGAACGAGATCGAGAGGCATCGGGAAATTGCGTACACCGATCCCCACGTTCATGAGGCAGTTTACACCCTCATAGACTGGATCGGCGGTGACAGCTACAATATCAAGCCACGGTCGTTCGAAGCCGCTCTTGAAGGCGGTAGTGGCGAGATTGCAGCCGATATTACGAGCGGTGCCGAACTCGGGGACGAGGAAGCCCAGCGGACGATGGCAGCCAAGCTGGAAATGCTGATGAAGTCCTCGCGGTTCCAAATCGTGTTCATTGAGTGGCTGTACTACGCGGTTGTAGACGGCCACGCGTTCATGGAACTCGTGGTTGAAGACGGGAATTTCGACCCCCGGCTTCTCCCCACGACGAACATGAGTCGGGAAACCGACGAATATGGTCGCGTTATTGCTTATCACCTCGATCCCCCCGAAGGTGGTGGGGGTGGGGGTGGTGGAGGTGGCGATAACCGTGTGAGCTACGAGCCACACGAGGTCGCCGAACTCTACTTCCGCAAGCAACCAACCGGAGATTTCGGGCGGTCGTTCATCGAGGCAATCGCGGAAGCTGCTGACATCCTCCGCGACATGGAGATGGACTACGCGAGGTTCGTGGCAACGAAAGCGTATCCCCCGATTCTGTGGAAGCTCGGGACGGAAGACGAGAAATGGACTGAACCACAGATCGACAACTGGCTCGATACGGTTGAAGCCATCGAGCCGGACACGATGTTAGCGGCGGGTCACGACGTAGAAGCTGACATCGTTGGCACCACATCGACCAGTTCAACGGCTGGTGCCATGCGGTTGGAAGAGACGTTTGACCACTTCCAAGATCGGATCGTGACCGGTCTTGGCGTGCCTGCGCTCCTGATGAACATGGAGGGTGGGAGTGGGGGTCAAGGAGAAGCAATCTCTGCGATGCCCTCGTTCAAGCGTCGTGTTCGTCGGATTCAGAACCACATTAAGACCGAGGTTGAACAGCAGATTCTCAAATCGCTGGTGTTCAATTCGTTGCAAGACGCCGAGGGACCAGTCCCCGAGTTCGAGTTCGGCGAATACTCGTCGGCAGAAGAGCGGCTGGACTCCGATGTGGCAATCAACCTGATGAATAACCTTCTGCTGAAACCCGAAGCCGCAGCGCGGCGTGCAGGCATCGATCCTGACTCCGAGCTTCCCGACATTTGGGAGGGGGCGGACGGTGAGCAGCAGATGGAGATCCTTCGACAGCTTGCGGGCAGCGGTGATGACATACAGAACCCCGACGGGGGTTCACCAACTGGTACAGGTGGTGGAGCCGAGTCTTCCGGTGGCGAAGTGACTTCTCGCCA